TTGATTCTTGCCATAGTCTGTGCCGATATATGTGATTAAATAGAAATACAAGATCAGTTAACCCGGCTTTTTACGCTAGTCTGGTTCTTCCTTTGGATTTCAAAGGCAGGTACAGACTTGATCCGCTAGGATTAAAGGAAGCTAGGTGAGTAATGATCCATACCGATTTATTCTCGGCTTTTTGCTGAATGAGTTCTGATACAACTTCTATATTGCTTTCATCCAAGCTTTCAAATACCTCATCCATAAGTAAAAGGTTAGTTGCTTTCTCAAGTGACATAACATCGTGAATGGCAAAGGCTAAGGCTACATTGGCTAACTGTTGTTCCCCACCAGAAAGATCATCATAGGTTTGTTCAAAGCCATCCCGAGTTATAGTAGTAATAAAGTCCCGTTTAGGTGAATCCATATCAATGGAGAAGTTTATCCTAAATGGTATTATTTTCTCATAGTTTTCCAACTGCTCATTTACCAACCCAAGCATGTAATCGAAGATAAAGGCCTTAATACCCGAATTGGAAAGGGGTACTTTTATTAACCAATTAAGTGTTTCCAACTTCTTAGTTAATTTTTTAACTGAAAGGGCTAATGGCTGGATATCTTGGGAAAGGATTTGTATCCTTTTCTTAATGGGTTTTAGTTTTATGGTAAATTTCCTTGCCTTTATAGCCTTAATCTGTTGCTTATATTGTTTTATGTCTTTAGCAATACTTTCCTGCTCTCTAAGGGTAGCTTCTAGTCTACTAAGATTTTGTTTATTTCTATCAATATCATCTTTAACTGACTGTAAACTAGCAAGTTCTGCATCTAAGTCCTTTAATCCCTTTTTACTAACCGTAATCTCATCGAGTGTAGAGAAGTATTCCTTCTTTAATTTTGCTATATCTGATTTGATCAGATCAGTCTGTTCTTTATACCCCCCATGAGATAAGAGAGCACCGCATGTTGAACATTTAGTTGGGAGAGGGAATTTAGCTTTTAATTTTTGGATTAGTTTCTGTGTATCTGCAGCCTTGCCTTGTTGCGACTCCAGCTTCATATCCTGTTTAAACCGAGTTCTCTCTAACTCCTTTACTTCATCGGCTTGGTTATCCAGGATACTGAAAGCTGCCTTTAACCTTGCTATCTCCTTCCTAATTGATTCTGGGTCTTTAAACCTTTTCTCCTGTACTCTTAGTTTGGATTCAATTACAGATATTTCAGCTTCCTGTTGGCTTTTAAACTTGTTCTTGGCTTTAACAGATTCCTGCAATCTTTCCTCCAGTTCACTTCTTGATTGTAGCTTGGAGTTTAGGAGAGCACTTAGTTCACTTTCCTCTTTGTGTATTCCCTCTCTTTGCTCTGCAACTCTTTTCTTAGCCTCATTTATGTAAGATACCTCGAAAGCCTCTTCGAATACTCGTTTTTTATTAGGTCCAGATTCCTCAATAATCCTTTTAAGCTTCTGACCGAATACTACTGAGTTAATGAACAACTCATGTGAATAGCCCAGTATACTTGTGATTTCCTTCTGGGTTTCGGGTTTCGTCCTTAGATCTTTCCTCTCTTCTCCGTCCTGTATTAGGAATAAACGATCTCTACCTTTAATACCCAATACTTTGCCCTTGTATGAGTCACATCGTATGATCTGATATTTGATACCCTCTTTCTCAAAGGATAGGCTTACCTTAGTTCCCTTATATTTTGGGGGTTGATACTTTTCCCAAGTGTTTACCTTGTTTTTCTTTTTCAGAGTTTGACCGTAACCTACCCACGAAAAAGCGGAGAAGATTGTAGTCTTTCCGCTTCCGTTTATTGCCTTTAGTATGTTGATACCCTGATGGTCAAGGTTTATGGTTATTTTGTGTATAGAGCAGAATCCCTCTATCTCTAACTCCCCGAATGTGATCATTGTGTTGAGTTTAGTACTTTGATTAATGCCTTCTTAAAATGTTTTTCCTTTACTTCTGTGTGTTCTAGGTATTTCTTAGCCAATTTAACCCGATCAAGTTTTGCATCGAATTTAGCCCCCTGAAATAATTCCCTTGGTTTGGGTATTACTGTGTAAAAATGGCCATCTTCGGGAATTGGCTGACCCTCTTCAATATCGATGAACTTGGGTAGTCCTAATTTTATTTTCTTGGGCTTAGCATCAGAGTAGATTTCCCAATATCCTAAGTCTAACCCCTTTTCAGATCTCGTCTGTTGATATGGTGCACCTAAGATATAGGTATTCTTTGAGAATTTTTGGGGCTTATGTATGTGTCCGTCAATTACAAGGTCGAAGTGTTTAAAATACTTTGTCCTCATATTCTCTACTTCATCAATTACATGGCCGAAAGCATCTGTTGCTCCGGGTAAGTCTGTATGGAGCATTAGAATGTTGTACCGATCATCCTTGGCTTGTGGTATATACCCTTTGAGAGTTTTGATTAAACCCTTATTCCCAGTTAAGTAGGGAATACCGAATACCCTGATATCACTGAATTCCTTTACCTTGAAATCTAGGCACTGAATAGCGTGGGGAGCAAGATTTTCGAGAGAACTGATGTAAGAGGGTGAGCCGTGGTCCACAGTGTTCTTTTCACTCATATCATGATTACCCGATATAGCCCATATTATGGTATTAGTTAGTTGGGGTGATAGCATCACTGATAGGTAACTGAGTACTTTGTTATCTATAGCCTTCTCGTTATGGATAAGGTCACCCGTAAATAATAAGGGTACTTCTCTTTCTTGTGCCATCATCCGTAATCTCCAGATTATATCCAATGCAGCCTTCATCCTGCTATCATCCTTTGAAAAAGCCTTCCATCGATGAAGGTGAAGGTCACTAAATGCTAATGCGACTAATTTCATTTCGTCCTCCTAATAGGTTAATGTCTGTGTGTCTCCAAATTAATAAGTCAATCTCGTAGGCTATGAATAGCTGGGCTATTAGGATATTTATCTCAGTTGCTAACCTTAGGTTATCGGGGTACTTCTTAATGACTGAGGCATAGATGAATTCATGGGGTATCCCTTCTACTCCTGCTTGGACAACCAACTTAAGGCAAGCTGCTCTTAATCTGTCCCAATCTTCCTGAGTTATTCCCATATCCTTAGGAATTGCAATTTACGAAATGATAGTATGTGATATTCATCGCAAATCTTAAACAAAGCCGGTTTATTGATCTCGGGTTGTTTGTCATCCTTGAAGAATTTGAGTTTAGCCTTAGCCATGTGCAACTTATTATAATAAGCAAGATCTATGAGTTGCCTATTGGTTGCATAAAGCTGTTCTAGTTTTTCTTTGTCGATTCCTTTGTGTGTTTTATTGCTACTTAAGAAATTTTCAATACTAGAGTGCTCCTTTAGGAACTGTTTTCCTCTTACTTCGCCAATTCCAGGATAGCCTTTAATATTATCAGAATTATCGCCAACCAAACAAAGATAATCCACGCAAGAGCTGGGATTATATGCCTTTTTTTCGTATAGGTTACTCGGGGTGAGAATATCTCCACTAGCATTATATATGCGGACAGTATCAGAGATAAGTTGGTGGAAATCTTTATCATTAGAGGCAATGATAACCCTGCGATCTTCAAATCGCTTAGCAAGCATGTAAATAACATCATCGGCTTCGTATTTTATATTGTGTAATTGTTTTACCCCCAATGTATGGAATACCTCCATAACCTTGTCCCGTTGCTTATAGAAATCCTCAGGATCGAAATTTCGGTTGTAAGCCCTGTGACCTTTGTAATCGGGGCAAAGTCCTAACCTGATTTTTGATTTTTCACCATCCCAGACTAGGTATACTCTTTTGGGCTTAAACTTTTTAATCATTGACCCAACTAAATTGGGTAACCCGTAAATGATAGATACAGGTTTACCCTTGTTATTTAGCCTTGCCATTGAGTGGTAAGACCGATGGGCTAAATTATTGCCATCTAGGATTAGTACGTCTGTTTTCATGATTTTAACCAAGATATAGGTTTATCTTCATGGATATGAATTTTATCCCCCGCTGTTTTGTGATTGTATAATTTCTGTCTTACCTGGGTACAGATGTCTTGGGCATACTCTTTTAAATTAACCTCACTTTCAAATTCCCCGGCCTCATTGAAGCACATGAGAATATGTTTGTGTTCCCTTTTTTCTACCTTAAACAGTTTAAGTTTATCAGACCTTTTGAACCTTACCGAATATTGGGTTATTACGTGGTTGGTGGGTATCCGGGATAAAGATAACTCTTGGGCTCCCGTTATTTTTTCAGGGGGATTAGGAATAAACTCTTCAGGGGGTACATTGGGTATCTCTACTACGGGTTGGTATTTTAAAAGGGGTTTTGTTTCCCTCTTTATTATTACATTGATAGCTGAGTCAAGTATAGAGTAATCCTCCTCTAGGGATTTAATCTTGGATAATATATCGCTTTTTAAAGCTTCCAGGTTATGGATGGCCTTTTGTTTTGCTTCTGTTTCCATAAAGATGTTTATTAATAATAGTTATTCCTCAACTTCGGATTTTGCTGCTTTAACTGGAAACATATTGTAATTTATGGCATCCAATTTTTTCTGGGTACGGCTGATTGTATTGATCCTGGATTTCTTGATCAACTCTGACCTAAGATCTGAATCTTCTCTGAGGTTGGCCATAAGTTTTTCTTCGGAAGTCCCCACGACTTTGCTCTTATAATAATATCGGGAGGAACCTTTTTGTCTCTCAAGAACCCCGAGTGAAACCAAGACTTCGGGTAACCCAATATAACGATCGAACCCAATTTGATTTCCGTCTTCTTCTGAAAAATATACCTGAGTTTCTGTACGAGTTCTTGGTGGTCCAGTTTTGTCCTTCTTAGTAGTAATGTAGACATTTTTTCCTACGATTATTTGTTGTCCTTTTTTCTTGATCTTAATGGCTTTGCTTCCCCAAACCGATACCCTTTGTGAGGCATAGAATTTAGTTGCAGTACCCCCTGGAGTAATGTCAGGATCTTCATATTTGGAAGCCCCCACCTTTTTACGAAGTTGGTTAATCAGTACAACTGTTATACCCAACCTTTTGAACTCCATGTTCCGTTCTCTTAAGAAGTCTCCTATCTTACGAGCTCTTACACCCATCTCCGATTTTTTATCCATTTGAGGCATACCTTCCAATTCTAAGGTTGTTAGAGCAGCTAATGAATCTAATACGAATAAAATGGGTTCATTATTGGTTAATTGGGATCTTACTAGTCTCCCCATATCTAACACCCAATCTGCAATTGTTTCAATTGCAACTACGCCTTCTAGAAGTCTTACCTTTGATAGGTCAATCCCATTTTTGAGCATCCAGAGTTTATCGAAGGCATTCTCCACATCAGCCCAAAGTCCTACACCCCCTAATTGTTGGGTACAGTATAGTAGGTCTGTAGCTAGCAGGGATTTACCTGAAGACTCTGGCCCAAATAGTTCTAGGATCTTTCCATAAGGAACTCCACCGTTCAATTGCCAGTTTAATCGGATTAACCTTGAAGGTATTCGCAATGATACTTTATCATCGGATAGCAATTCTGCGGCAATTCCGCTTGAAGGGTATTTCTTTGCTAACTTGGCTTCGGTCATTAGCCCCGATTTTACTTTCTTCTTTGCCATGTTTTTTGGGTTAAACTAAAAGAGAGGCCGAAGCCCCTCTTTTGTGATTAAAATAGAATTGAAAGATTACCAACCGTCACCGGCTTTGGCAGCACCTGATTTGATAGCAGCTTGGGCCTTTTCAAGGCTCATGATAGCTGAAATCTTATCATCTTCGAACTCGGCATCTTCTCCTTTTGCCACGCAACGATTCCCATCACGGTCGATACGGACATGAGCCATTGCTCTGTTCTTTGCTTTCTCAGCTGCAGCCTTTAATTGATCGGCGGTTGCAGCGGCATTTTTGGCTTTCAATGCTTTCTTAAGGCGACTAGCCATGGCCATGTTATAGCCTCTTACTGGTTCTTTTACTGTTGACATGATTTATTTTAGATTAAGGATTTATTACTGATAATGATACTGGTGGGTGTCCGGGAGCATAGATTTCGAGTTTTATTTTCCTTGTTTCACCTAAGGCTTGAAATTCCTCCTCGGTTAACTCCCATACTGAAATCCATTTGTTAACTGCTCCTGCTGTCATAAGAGCTACTTCCAATTGGCAGGGGAACCCGGAGTTGCATTCCGCATCAGTCATATTATCCGGTTTGTTTAGGATATGAGTCCTTTCAGGGAATTCTACTGGGTTCATAGGTCCTTCTTTTTCTTTTTCTTTTTCTTAACCGAACCTTCTCCCGAAGATTTCTTTTTAGGTTTTTCATCCCCTTCATCCAAAGAACCTCCAGCAAGGAATTGCTTTAAGATTTCCTTAGATTGCTCATAAGTCGGTACTAACTTACGAACTACATCTTCAGGGTTAATGATTTGACGGAATTCTTTTGCCAGTTTTGAAGGCTTGCACTGAATAGCATTGTACTTGGTGTTTTTCTGGCCTTGGCCACTTCGTTTGATTTTTACATCAAACCCATTGATCGGATCAGTAAAGTCTCCACCTTCCTCATCAAGGTACATATCAAGCAATTGCTGATATACATCTTTGATAAGTATCGCCGGTTTACAAGCATTGTCTGTGTCAACCTCTTTACCTTTATCATCCTTGAATGGGACTGCAATAACAATGAATCGCTGTTTAGGGAATACCTTGTTAGCCATTTCATTATCAGACTCATCTGAAGAAGCTTTCATCTTCTTGTGGAAATCCATTACTGCGCATTTCTCACCAAATGTAGCCGGAGAGATGTAGCTTCTGATTTTATCACCGAGCCAGAAGAAAACTACTTCTGCACCCCAGTCATTATCTTCTCCTGGTGGTACTATCCGGATTCTTTTAGTACCATCCTTAAAGAGGATGAATTGCCAGCCTTCGCCAGAAGACTCAGCCAATTTCTTTTGTTTTTCCCGCAGTCGTGTTGCGAGGTCCTTTTTAGCCATATTGTTAGTTATTGGAATTGTTTATACTTCTTTTCTTGTATTAGCACTGATAGTTTGAATCATTTGTTGCCTTCCCTCGAATGCTCTTACGCAAGCATATATAAGGGATTCCTGACCCCTTGCTTCTATGAAGGTATCCTCGGCCTTTTTATAATCTCGGCTTATGTTTGCTTTCTCCTTGCAAAGATCATCAGAATAAGGACGGTTAGTCTTTGGGTTATTCATCCCCTTATATTTAATATAAGCTCGAGAATATTCCCTCTTCATCTCTGTTTCCAACTGGGCTACGTGACGGGCCAATTTCTTATGAAGCATGGCCAGAAAAGCATAGGCAGAGGGTTGCATTAAAGCTTCGTGGGTTATTTTGTCAGGATCAATAACCATTTCCTCATGGAGGTTGTATTTGATAAGTTCCCCTTGCCATTTTATTTCTATATTCATAAGCCCAGAAGTCCGGGCATGTTTTACCAATTTCCTCATAATAAGTTTCCTTATATTATAATAGCATTCCTATTTAGTATTCAAGTATTGAAATACTATTCTCTTCCTTTCATCTAAATCATAGGTCTCTATCAATAAAGGAGTTAGGTAATTCATAGCTTGATCCATACGATATTCCTCAGCTGCATACTTCATCATCTCCCAAGTCATTTTCTGATATTGCAGATTTTGAATTCTTACTCCATCCTCTTCAGGGTTTGTGTAAAGAGGGGGTATCATGATCAGGTGGGTGCATCGGTGACATACAGCCAAAGTTTTAGAGATGAAGGCTACAGTTTCTTGTTCGGTGTTAAAAGCTGAATTTTGAAGTAAAAAGTAGGCAATACTATCCACAAATGAACGATCCATTACGTATGAATCTCCCATGGATAGTTGGGACCTCTGAGCTAGAAGCTCATACTGGTACATGTTACCTTTCACAATGTCGGCGGCAGTCATTTTAATGATGTCGCTATGGCTTTCGCATCCATATAATTTTCTAAGCCCTGGTCCATCTGTATGGATATAGGGTATACCAAATTGTTCGGCTATAAATTTGGCTAATGTTGTTTTACCGGCTCCACTCGGGCCGCAAATTTGTATTTTCATAGTTCGTCTTTTAAAATTGCGTAGTTTTCTTTAATATAGGCTTTTAATAGAGGATCACTAAGTCCGTTAGCCCAAAGGTAAAGTAGATAATCAGCGGGTACATTTGCTAATTTTGTTCCTTTATGCTTACCAAAAGGCATGGGAGTATTATCATCGTATTTTTTCATCGGTTTAGTAGTTTTGTGTAATCTTCTTCTGGATGGTAGCCCCGAAGTTGTCCCCAGTTCCAAGAGGCTTCGGCATTTACCTGCATTTTAACTTTTTTCATCTCAAATCCGAAATATTTCATTGTACTCGGGTTTGCACATATCTCAACTAACTTTGGGACTAATTCATGTATGTATTCTGGATATATATAGAATCCAATTGAATCATGGACATTGTATACTTCTTGTACTATCCCCCTTAGATTCCCCCTCTTTCTTTCCTGCCTAACAATTACAGAACTAAATGTCCCGAATTGAGCAGCACTACCCTGCACTGGAGCATTGGTGGATTGCCGTTGAGCCTGAAGCATAAGGGAGAAGTTGTGGCTATCGATATTTGGTAGCCTTCGTTTCTGCCCAAACATGGTTGTAACAAATCCCTGTTTCTTTACCAACTTATGTTGGCTATCCATGAATTTTTTGATTCTCGGGAAATCTTTAAACCAATCTTTCATGTATTGTTCTGCTTCGGCTACGCTAACGACCTCCCCGTCCTTCTCTAGTGTCTCCTTTAACATCTTGGGTGATTGTTCATACAAGATACCAAAGTTGATAGTCTTAGCTCGCTTTTTACGCTTAGTCCAGTACACGTGATCCGGGTGATCCTCATCCTTGGTTATCTTAAGAATCTCATCGTAACGATCTTCAACTTTATTGGCTCTGCAAGCTGAGGCAACGTGAACATTCCTTCCGATTCTAAACCATTCGATCATGGTTTTTTCATTAGCCCATTCTGCAACTATCCTAAGCTCGGCTTGGGAATAATCGATCTCTAAGAGTATAGTTCCCGGTGGAGCAATGAACATCCGTTTAATATCGGATGAGGTAGTATCTCGGGGAACGTTTTGAAGATTGGGTTCAACGCAAGAAAGTCGACCTGTAACAGTACCATGCAATTTAAAGCTCGGGTGTACCCTGTTTTGGTCATCAAGTATCTCATAGATTCCCTTGATATATGTTGAGTATAGTTTTTGCAGTCCCCGTAACTCTAGCAGAGCATCAATGAACCCGTGCTTATCTCTTTTTTTCAGTTTGAGTAAAGTTTCTTCGGCAGTACTTGGGTTATCGGTTGGTTTCTTATCCTTAAGTGTGTAATCTAAGATTGGGAATCTGAAGCCCCGTTTACTTCGGTATAAGAGATTGATAAGTTGGGGAGGGGAGCCAAGATTAAGACCTGTATAAGTTTCCTTAGCCGAGGTATTACCCATGATGATCCGATCTATTTTATCCTCTCGGTTCTTTTTGAGTTTTGCATAGTTTTTAGCATCCTCATCTAGGTCATCGATCTCATCTTGGATTTTGGCAATTATCTTTTTAATAAAATCCTTTTTAGCCCTCTTTTCGAAACGTTTTATAATGGGCAAGGACATTACCTGATTCTGTTTATCGGCTATCTTCTTTTCATACTCCTGTATGAGGTTAGTAAGATAGGGTTTATCGATTAAAGCTCCTTCATATTCGCATTCTGCTAAGCCCCTTGATCTAGGCATATACATATTACGATACAGGGAATAGAATCCGTTTTTAATTAACTTCTGCTCTAACCAGATATAAGCCTCGAATTCAAGGGTACAATCTAAAGCACAATATTTAGCAAGGGGTTCTATCGGGACATTACCCCAGCCACCATGTTTCTTTACTAATGAGTGGATCTCATCTTCATAGCCGAAATATTTCGGTATATAGTTTCCCACAAAGGATTTAAGGTCATTGGGTCGTTCTTCATCAAGTAAATATTTGGCGAGCATCCCATCGAAGAAGCGACCAATAATTTTACAGCCATAACGAAATAACCATTTCTCCTCGAATTTACCGTTCCAAGCAATTTTTGTAATAGCCGGGTCCTCAAGTACCATTCGAGAGAACCTACGTAACCGTTTTTCCCAATTACCCTTCCATGGTGAATCCTTATGACCGAGGGGAATAATCCAGGCTGACCCAATTTGGAATGACACTCCGAGTATTGTTGGATACTTTTCTGGATCATGAAATTCGAGTCCATTAGTTTCGAAGTCAATACAGGCATACCCGGTTTGCTTGCAGTGGGCGATGAGTTGATCGAGTTCTGCATCAGATGAAATTAATTTGAACGGTACGCCCTTCATATTTTCTTATGTATATATCCTTAAAATCTAATACTTTAGAATCCATTTCCCTGTAAGTGTCTCGGTAACAGATAGCCCCTACTCCAGCTTGTACGATCAGCTCTTGGCACTTTCTACAGGGGAAGTGTGTAATGAAAAGAGTGGAACCCTCTAATGAGATCCCACTCCTTGCAGCAAAGGCAATTAGGTTAGCCTCTGCATGTATTGCCTCAATGCAGGTTTTATCTAGAGGGCAAGAGCATTTACCATCTCCTCTTACTAGGAGAGGACCGTTATACCCCGTAGCTATTATCCTGTTATCTCTTACAGCTACTGCCCCAACATTTAACCTTCCACATGTATTGCGGAGGGAAAATACTTCGGCAGTAGCCATATAAACTTCATCCCTATCTGGACGTATCCTTTTCTGATCTGACATCTTCTATACATTTTTTAAGCAATGGCCAATCCCTTTTATAGGAGTGAAGAGAAGTAATGTTATGGTAAAGCATACCCACTTTCATGTTTGTGCATCTTGCCACGTATTCTAATAACTTCCAAGCTAAGGCAACATCTACCCCAAAGTGGGTCATTACATCGCAACTCCTCATGTAATAAATTAAGTTTAGTTTCCCATTACGATGAACGAATTGGTAAGAGATAGAACAAGGTACTCTTTTTTTCCCACCCATTACCGCATTATCTAAATGCTGATCCCAAATCATAATCATACACTGCCTTGAATCGGGGTGTTTCACTAATTCTTTTAGGACATTATCAATCTGGGCAAATATCCTTTCTGAGTAGGTGTAATCAAATTTTGCCAGCCCATTTAAGAATTGATCCCATACATCATGTCTCTCTAGGAAAGAATGGCCGGGGTTAAGAGGTCTTCTAGATGTTCGATCCAGAATTTCGGCATTAACATAGGCTTTCATCCGGGGATCAGCAAGATAAAGGTAATCTTCTTTATCCAAAGATTCCAGGGCATAGGAGTAGTTTAGTATCTCCCGAGTCATCATTTCTGGATCATCCTTGATGACTTTGTTTTGGTAGGTATCAGTGTGAACCTCAGTTCCCATCTCCCAACAATCCCGATGTATTTCGCTAATCAGTTCGTAGCAATTTTTGTAGATTCTCATAGTTGATATTAAATAGATTTCCTTTTTATAGTATTATAATCCGTTTTGTTGTTGACGGTATATCTTTCTTTGCCGACTAGTTACCACATGTTCTGGGTAAAGGGGGACTAGCATAAGCTTAAGGTTCCCGGCAAGTAAGGGCTTAGTTCTGGATAAAGCTTCTCCATCGGCATGAGTCTGAAGTTGGAGTACTGCCCGCCTGTTGGATTTATATTTAATCTCTAGGGGGTCAACTGTTTTGTATCGGTTAAGAGTTTTTAAGATCCGTTCTTGAAAAGGGCCCTGTGGATGAACTGAAGCCATGAGCTTATCAATAGGTTTGTAAGTGTCATACATACTGAAGGTTTCAGCTGTGATGTAGGAATAGGGGGCAAAGAAATTAATACTAAAATGACTGCCGTCACCGTAGACATACTCGCCAATTCTGTGCACAAGTAGGAGATCGATGAGAAACCTTTTAGTGAGTTCTGTGGCTCTGGTATGGAAATTAAGTACAGGCCAATCAGAACCTGGCCTACGGCTAAATACGATAGAAATAAGGCAATCTTTTCCATTTGTATGTGAGTTTGCAAAGTGATAACTTAAACTGTAGTTCTTTGACTTTTTGGACTCTCTAGTTTTAATGTCCGCAGCAATCAAATCTAAGTAATTCATATCAACATAATTACGCACTAGAGAAGTCCATTTTTGAATCTTGTAACCGAACATTCGGCCAAAGTCAAATTCAGGGTCTACCCAGCTCTTTCGGATATGAACGAAGGTGTCATTCATAATCATTTGAGTCCCGAATTTATTAATGCCCTGTTTCTTGGCAAGGAATAATTCATTCTGGGCTATGAACTTATTTAAACCCGACCAAGCTGATTGGGAAGTTTTAAACTCGAATTCGTTTATTTTCTCCATTAGTATTTAGATTGGATTCGGAATGCGTTTACCTTGTTTTTCTTGAAGTAGATTAGGAATAGGGAATCAGGGGTCATGCCCAAGAAATCCATTAAGTTAAAGAATGCTAACCAAGCTTCCATAATCTCAACATGAAACCGAGTAGAGTCAGTTACCATGTGACTTTGTTTCCATGGCTTATTCTTTAGGAAGTTACGGGAAATATTTAAGTGATATACTACCTTCCACATCATAACTTCCATCTGCATGTGATAGTCCGGATCAATAACTCGGCCACCTCTTAGGAATTCATCCTTAACCTTATCATCGGGGATTACCTTAAATGAAGTTTCCCACAATTTAGGAGTTAAGAACTTAAGAGCATTCACCTGCTTAGCAAAGGCCATAGCTGTTTTCAGTGGATCTTGCCCACCGTACCAAAACGCATCCTTCATTTTTGCCTTAGTCAGGAGTACATCATAGTAGCTAACCACATCATCATAATCTAGGTTTACATAGATCATAGTTTCCAACAAGAAGTGAAGTGAATCACTTAATTCCTCGTTAAAATTTTGCAAGTGAGATTCTATGCCGTCCAACTCATTCTTGTTCAACATCTCAATCATCATCAGGTGAGATTCCATAGCTTCTGCTAATTCCTCTACCACCCTTCCAATAAAATCCTTAATTAGTAATTGATCGGGCTTTGAATTCATAGAGATAGGATACATAGGTATCTTCTCTATTTTTACATAGTCATTGATCAACTCCTTTTGAAGGTCGAACATTCTCTTCAACCCAGATCCATCCTCGATCATTGGGGGCCTTTCAGTAATATCTCTGATATCCATAGTTATTTTTGTTTATTTATTTCCTCGATTCTGTGTAAGGGTAATTCATATCGCTTACTTGCTCTTTTCAAAACCTTCTTTAACTCTAGGCCTTCTCCAAGTTTCTTAGCGATATATTTCTTTACTCTCTTTTCCTTTAGGTCAATTTCAGTATCCTCCATGTCCTTGAAGGATTGCTGCATTTCCAATTTCTGCCTCATTGCTAAACCCTTATGGGATAAAGCTATTGCACATAACTCAGAATCTCCACATGCTCGGCATTCCTCAGCTTTTAAGTCATGGTGTTTCCCAAAACATGGATCATCAGGACCTCCGAACTTTGTAATGTCCAAGGGTTGAAGCATTTGTTCATCAGACAGGTTCTTCCTCTCTTTATTTCTCGACTTACGTTTCATATATTATAAATAGCAATCATTTAACATAGGATTCAATTACTTTATGACCTTCTGATTTCATCATTCTGATACGGTGTTTTGAATGGCGCTTTAGATAGGAGCCTTGATCGTAGAAGTCGTAATAGTAGGTTTTTTTCTTTCCCTTGTGTGCTCTTTTACCTCTACCCAATAACTGAAGGGTGTTGATATCAGAATCTCCACCTCCCGCATTTAAAGCAGCCTTCATCAAAGGCATATTCTGACCGATCTTAATGATCATCGAAGAGATGAGTATATCTACCTGGCCATCCTTAAACTCCTGTAGTATATTCATTCTATTTTTGACCTTGTGATGGATATGCTTTACAACATAATCATTCTTGATAGCCTCTGGGATACAATTAAGCAGCTGGTTTATATGCTCATGGTTCTTAATGATGATTAAGAAGGGTAATCTTTCCTTCCTAGCACATATAGCTACCCTCTTCCAAACTCTTTTATTCCTTTCCTTATTTTTAACTATCCCCTTCTCATACTCTAGCTGGTAATCCCCGGGGTAATCATGTTTGGTGTTTCCCTGAAGTATCCTGCAAGTAAGGGGTGCTGAATATCCTTTCTCTTCTAGTTCCTTGGAAGTGATTGTGTGTACTACTTCTCCTAAGAATTCCTCTACTGCTTTATTCTTAACCTTATCCTTGTGGTTTAGCGGAGAACCCGACATACCCACCCGGACTAAGGTATTGAATAATTTGAATAATACAGTTGAATAGGATTTAGAGGTTACCAAGTGGCACTCATCTACTATGACAGTCCTGAATTGGGCTAGTTTATTAATAAATTGGCCTTTCTTAATCTTGGAGACTAAGGTAGGAACCATGGCCATAGTAAAATTGCCCCAATGGATTTCATTGCCTTGTATGTATCCAAAGTCATCTCCCAATAATTCGGGAAGCTCCTTTTTAAATTGATCGAAGAGAGTACTGTTATTTAACAGTAGGATCGTGGGCTGCTTATTGAAAGCATAGAATAAACCTGCGGCAATATAAGTCTTACCCGCATTAGTAGAAGCCTTTAGTATCCCCCTTGGGAAATATAGGTTATCCACATAGTTATCGGTTATTGCTTTAACTGCTGCCTCTTGATTAGGCCTTAGTTTAAAATTCTTTAATTTGCTTACATCCTTTACCTTTACCAAGTTTGAGTTATCGGTATCGAATGTAATAGGCTTATCCGGGAATTCTTTCTTATAGAACTTTACCACCTCGGGTAATAGCCCAGTTTTAAAGTAACCGGCTTCGGTTATGAAGTGTTTCTTACCATCCCAATCTCCATGCCTGAATGCGAGTGAAAAGAATGCTCCCGGTACTCGGATAGAGAAAGCCTTATCCAGCTTAATCATTTCCTTCGGGCCTACATTTAGCTTACATTTATTATTGTTTACCTCTAACCGCATTTTTTTCTAGGATTTTACTTAGGTCAAGCTTGGGAGCAAACTTAAACTTGAGATCGTTCTTATACATATACTTTGCCAATCGTTCTTGGGCTTTATCCCCAACCATTTGAGTTAACTCGGGTACTGCTGAAGCCCAGTTGAAGGCATCGAATTGGGCATCGATATAATGCTTAATGGTTACTCCCGAATTTTTACAGAATTGGGCTATGTCCATAAAGTATTGATACTTCTCGGGCATCTTTTCATACTCGGGGGCTTCCCCGGTTTTCTTTAGGATGATCGAAGTGTAGTATGAACAAGCTTCCTGTGTGGCTTTGGAGTTAGGATCCTTAGTTATCTTATCCCTAGCCTCGTATTGAGCACAGATTACTTCGTGTAGGGATGGAAATCTTTGTAAGGAAAACATTTTAAGCCTTATAAGGGCTATTTGTATGTAAATTTTAAATCCTTCATCCTTGGAAAGGTTAAAATCGATTATAAAGGCTAAGGCTAGCTCGGTTATCTGTTTTATTAGCAACCAATCTCGGCTATCTTCCTTAATTTGCACTACCCCACGATGATGGGCCTGTCTTCTAACCCATAAAAGAGTCTTGGAAAATAACCTTGCATCTTCTAACGTTGATTGAACAAGTTTAGAGGCTACCTTACGGTTTTTCTGGGTAGTTGCTAGTATACCACGAGTTGTAAGACTGTGTATTCTTGCTCGTTTAAATACTTCATTCACTAGAATATCTATTTCACCTGCCCTATATCTCGGTTGTAGCTCATCCTGGAGTATCTCCCTGAACTTAGCCCGAGTTATATGAATCGATGGTTCTCTATGCGGTTGCTTGCTCATAATTTACCCGATCCTTTTCAAATAGGTATAACTTATATAACTCCTGATAGCTCTGGGGCTTAGCTGCCTTGATTAACAGCTTTGTTTCTTTCCTGCCCAGATCATTTACATCCTGATCCTTCGGCATCTTAATTAACCTTACTACCTTCTCCAGGGAGAATTCCATGGCTATCTTAATTGATTCGAGATAGGCATCTGAATCTAGGATGATATCTATTTCCTCAATTGGGGATCGGAGTATAGTGGATCGTTGGTGAGCAGAAGGGATCTTACCCAGAATTGCAAAAGCCCTGTCTCCCAATGTTAGAGCATTAATATAAGACTCCACCATTTGCACCCGTTTATAATAATCCAAGCAATCCTGATTGTAAATGATCTGGGACTTACCGATACCAAATTCCTCAACCTCGGGGTTAGTAAACTTGGCAGTAGCTGCTGTAAACTTACGTCCGATGAAATAGATGAGTTCGCCCTTCAGAAAGAAAGGGAGTATAATACACCCCGCATACTTTCCTTGCATGGTATATCCTACTCCCTTCATAGCTAGATCATTTATTTTAAATCCCCGGCCTTTCATATAGTTACGGGCTAATGTTGCAATATGTCCTTCTCCCCTATTTATTAATCTAAACCCTTCAGGGAGGTTTACTTGTTTCTTTTCGAGTTTTATTACCTTGGTTTGAAAGGTATCAACTTCCTTTAAACCATGGATGAACTTATATAATTCCTTGTGTGTTTCGAATCCCTCCAATTTAACGATCAAATCTAAGGGCTTCATTTTTTCATTGCATACAAAGCAATTGGTTTGATCTCTTCCGATGTTAACCCCGAATTTATCTTCTTTACCGCATTCCGGGCAATCTCCTTTAAGCCAGCCATTCTTATACTCATACATTCCGAGTCTCTTCTTAAAATAGGCTACTAATTTACTTGCTACGTTATCCTCAAAGGTCACCATGTTGTTTTTCTCCTTTTTTACTTTCCTTTATCATCTCATTATAATTCAATATCTCCTTAGCAGTGAATTCGTCCATCCTTTGAGATTTCATATCCAATACAAATAAACATCTTCCCTCTTGTGGGCCATTTCTTTGTTCTACCATTTCTACTCTTACTATCCCAGCAGCTTTCTCTTCCTCATTTTGATTAAGGCCTACCATCATATCAATGTGACGGGCTATATCAATACACTTAGCAGTATCGGTAGATTCCCACTTAGTAAATTCTCTGTTTTTCTTAATAGCTTCCCGAGTCGTGTGGTTAGCAGTCCATAGAGATTCAAATTGATTTCGGTCTGCAAAATTTGCTAGATCGACATATACATCAGAGATCCTTTCTGTATCATCCTTCTTACCTGAAAGAGAGGCCATCTTACCAGCATAGTCAACTATACATTCATCGAACTTAATACCGTATTCTGAATACTGTTCATCGATAAATTGTTGAAGGTCATCGGTTGTAGTGGAGAGTGCTGGGAACCTTTTGATTACTACCTCAGCTCCTAACCTTTTATACTTCCGAAGTAATTTATTAATCTTAGCATCATATTCCCCGGATTGTATTTCCGACTTACTCTTTTTCATTAGAGATTGGTGCATTCTTAAGGTTAATGCTTTCTGCCCATTCTCGAAGTCAAAGTAGACCACCCGTTTTTTCATCCTCAGGTATATACGGGCAGCATTAATAAGTAGAGCAGTTTTAAATCTCTTCTCCCGACCTATTACAACAATCACGTTACCCATGTAGGTACCGCCTGAATCTGTACAGGCATCGAGTTGTGAGAAAGGGGTTGGGTAAGCGGGTTCCCGATTATTACGATCGGCAGTTATGGCTACACTGTCTGCAACTAAGTGGACCCCTTTTTCTTTCTTCAGGTCCCTACCTATTGTAGTAGCCTTTTGGATTTTCCGATGGATGGTATCATATTGAGCAAAGTCGGTGATATCCACATTCTCAAGTATATCCTTTAATTCGACATACCTAGAGAACTTCATACATTCCTCAAGCAAGGTTTCCCCGTCCTTAGCTGGTGCACTATAGAGATTAGTTACGATCTCCTTTATTTTCTTTTTATCCTCAGGCAATAGCCCATTGATATAATCCTTGTGATTGTATAGGTTACGTAATTCCTCCAGCAAAACGGTTTTAGAAGCTATCCGTTTCTTACGTTTGTAATAGGTTTTTAAAGCCTTTGCAATGATAGCGTGTTCGATAAGAGTGAAGTAACTATCCCGATACAGGAGCAGAGCTTTATATCCCTCCTTGTTATCTGTTACAGTAAACCTTAGCAACTCTTCTTGAAACTCGGTGCCAAAAGCGAATTTCTCTGTTTTCTTTGACATATAGATTACTAAGTTATCTCCTTGTATATTAATTCAATAGATTACCTTATAAACAGCTGTTAATCCCCCTGTTAATAAGTTTTTTTATCGGATAATTAATATATGAATCCCATTGTATTATATTTGCATTAATAATAAAAACATAAACCCAATGGAAGATCACAGATTAAAACCGATGCCGGTTAATTATAACAGGCAGTTATTCGAGCAAATTTACCATGAAACAAAAGCTCTCCGAGCAAAACTAGTCTACGGGATTGATAGTCGTAGATTCGGGGTTGATGCTGAGGAGATATCATCTTGGTTCGATGTTAAATTCATTTATGTATTCAGTAAATATTACGATCAATTCATTGACCAACCGGGTGTTCTTAAGGGACATATCATTAATGCTTTGCAATTATTTAGATATCGGGTTTTGAAGGAAGCTTATATGGATAAGAATAAGCAATATCTTAATAAAATAGAAATTGGGGAAATAGAATACTTTGAAAACCTGATATCTACCGAAGAGGACGATGAGGTTAACCAATCTCACAATGAACTTATCCAACGGGTTACTTCCTTTTTACGATCTAAACTTAGTGATGATGCTTATTTTATATTGGAGTTGCAATTAAACCCCCCACCCTTCATTCTGCACAGACTAGAAAGCCTAAATAACCGCCGTATTGGGAATATCCCAAATGAACTATTGGCTGATTATTTAGGCTTACTTCCCGAAGATAAGAAAGTGATTTCCTATATCGGTGACCTTAAGAGAGAAGTTAAGAGTGCTTTAGATATTGCAAGAACCTATTTTAATAACCCTGAATTTCAGGTTAGCTAATTCTTTTAATCCAAGCGGCAGCAAGATACGGAGGAAGGTTATTGTGAGCAGTACCTGATCCCGTATCTGCTGTGTCTGTTCCTGGACCGGCACTACCCGTATTCGTAGTTGCTGGTAAACTTCCCGATCCCATACCCGTTGCCCCGTTGTTTGTATTAACGATATGATGATGGACTGGTAATTCTGGAGTGGTTAACACATGATGTGGTTCTCCTCCCACTCCCCCCATCGCTAAGTTTGGCGGGTTGGTTCCTCCATACGGTGCAGTAGGATCTACTTCAGCTGCAAGAGCGGGAGCTCCAGTATCCGGTACATCATAAGCACCCATGATTGTTCGGCCCCTCATATCGGGAGTTCCGTTTAACCCGTTACATATAGCCCAACCCGCATAAGTTCCCGTTCCTAAACCCGTTAGATTGAAGCTAGTGAAAGCACCGTCATAAGGAAGTATAACTCCTATCGGTGGAGATTTTACAGCAGCTACCGCAGTTTGTAGGGTTAATAATATCCCGTTTGTGAATAGTAGAGCATCTGCCAATACATCTGTGTATTCAGTTACATACCATATACCCCCGATTTGGGTAAGAGTGACCGACATACTTTCCTTAATTACCATGGTAGCTCCACCCGCAAGTAATAACCATTCAGGGCAACGAATTCCCAAATCAGACCCAGCAGTTGCTGTGGATAGGTTAAGGCTTAAGGTATTACCTGTTCCTCCTGTGGTATAGATTTTGATTTCTGTACCGTCCCCGATTGATTTGATTTTTGTTATGGTATTAGAAGCAGCTCCCGGCCATAGGAAAGTGTTTCCATCTTCGGTAGGTGTCCATACCCCAGAAGCAACACTCCCGAATGCAGATGCTTGATCAAATGAATTCAAGCAATCAAAACGGTTCTTAAATGCTAAACGGGCATATCTAGTATCTAATTCCGGATGATTAATTATTAAATCTGCATTTCCAAGCATTGGAATACTAGCGGCTTCCCAAGTTGCTGCCGATAAATCAGAGGCATTAGCTGGGATGTGCAAATATCCCAAGATGACCTGAGTTAAGGGATCAGATACTACAGGATAAACCGGTCCCCCAGTTGCACCCTCTTCTACTCCGTAGATTGCAGCCTGACCTCCTGCTGAGGCTAACCATTCCTGTTCTCCATATACTGCATCTATCCTTTCGAAGGCATTAGCAGCGTTTGTGGAGAAGGCTATGGAAGCTAAGGCTGTTGTCTCATGGATGATCATACCATTGGGAGCAACCCAAACCCCAGTAGGGCCTGTACTTGTGGTGTTATCAGCATTCGTTTGAGTGATACCTGTTGTGGTATGACCTATTACTCCGCCTAAGCCTACGTATGAGGCTAAGCCATCAAATCCCCGATATCTACCGGGTTGGAGTAAACCTAATAGCCTTCTATTCTCTTGGAATGAATCTACTGGGCGTTGATAATTGTGGAATCTTACTTGAGACATGTTAGGTTAGGCTATTTGGATTGTCCAGGTGATAATTAATCGCATTGTGTTATCTTTTAAAATTGAGAGGCCGGTGATGTCTGAAAATTGGCCATCTGCAGAGGATTCTAATGAGGCTTCGTCTAAAGTATCATTAAAGGAAGTTTCATCAAATGTGGCTATAAACTGTGCTGTATCGGCAGCTGCTAGTGTATAGGTTACTCCTACACTTGCTAATACTACTGATGCTTTAAGTAAAGTAACTTGATCTATCAGGGATTGACCCATGATAGCCTTAGCCATGATGGTTAGAGCATTCGCTACTACGAGGTTTTCTTTCCTCTCTTCGATTAGGCCATTGGGACCTATGAGTTGGTATGTTATCCAACCCCTAGTCCCTTTACCCATTCTTTCTTTTAATCTCATTACTTATGCTGTTAGAGGCTTAGATACCTTACTGTGAGAAGTTACGAATACATATAACTGATTTACGATCAAGTACTGTTTCATATCCAAAGTTGCATTAGCATCCCACTTAGCCTTGTAATCAGCCTTTACTTGATCCCAAGTATGGGTCTTCATGTAATCCTGTCCGAATCCGGGTTCAGTTGAGATCATTGGAATGATAGGGAATACCTTTCCAATTTTCTTAGCTGCAGCCGCATACTCAGTATAACGAGCTTTCATATATTCCCAGTAATCCTTGGGTGTGGCCATTTGAGCTGAGGTACGGTAATAAGTCATTACCATGAAATCAGCAGCTGCAACGATCGCTTCGTAGGATTTACTCCATCCCTGATATACTCCCAAGAGCATACCGTTAGCCTTAAGTTTAGCTGATGATTGTAGGAGAAGGTTCTTGTAATAAACTGGATCTCCACCACCGTTTGAAGTTGTGTAATCTTCATATTCTGTTACACAAGCAACCAACTTCTTACGGGAATCGGTTTGCTTGTTATTATAAGATAGCGAAGCATCTACTTCACTCATGGCCGTGAACGCTACCGCTAATCTTATTTTGTTAAGGTAGCACTCCAAAGCAAAAGCGGCAAAGGCTGTTTTACTTAAAGGAGATGTACCATAGATCGTTACCAAGTTCCAACCGTCCTTATCAATTTTGTTTTGAATCAGCCAATCTAATTCGGCCTTAAGGTTGGTAGCACTTGTGATCACTAACTTAAGGGTGTTAGTGTAATGACCCGCTATAGAGTTTATCATGATGTCTTTGGTTTTTTATAAGGAATGATTTCGGCTTCAGCCGCATTCTTTTTCCAAGCCTTAGCTCCTCTAAGAGCAGCACTCGGAGTAGGGTATAATTGACCATCCCCCTGATTTGTGTAGTTTCCTGCAATGAGGTGAAAGAAATAATCTTGGCCATTCTCGGATTGTAGGATTTCGATAATGGGTTTTCTACGTGCCATTTTGTTTTATTTTTAATAGTGAACGTAAAAGTAAGCAACCGGCAGATAGTTAACTAGGTGACGTTCTGCCTTATAAGATAGAATATCCTTAACGTGAAGATCCAAATACAGGGATCTTCCATAAGGTCACGATCTGCCGGTTACTCATATATTTCTTTTTACTCCCCGAGTAACCAAAGATATTGATATACCCGTTACTAGGGTTGAACTTATAATGGGCTTCAGGGTCATAATATCACTAGGAGGTCCGAATAGTTTATTTTTAAAGGTATTAGTTGTATCCAAAGGATCGTCTATTACAATTCTAAAGTACCCTGATACAGTTCTTGAGTTTTTCTTTTTACCCCCCGGAGTTCCCGATGGCCTGAATTGTGAGGCCGATGATAGGGGGAAATCTGAAGTAAGTACTCTTGCACTCTTGAAAGAGAACCATTCCAAACAGTCAAAAGCGATGGGTGAGTATATCCCGTAAAGATTTGTGGGAAGGGCGGGTAAGGGGAATTCTGTATGTACTTCATAGCCGGGTGCTGTTTCTCCCCAATACAAGAAATTACTTACTCTATTACCCTGAGATTTACCTAACCTATTTAAATCAGTGGGGTGAACCCAGCCAGCTTTAACATTCTTAGTTTCATTATTTACTAACGCATCATCCCATTGTTTTTTCCTGCGCCTACTGCGATATCTAAAAAACCAGTAGGAAGCATTGTAGTTCCTAAAAGTCTCATCTCTTTGCCTGTGATACCCAAGGTAGACAGAGGGCTGAATAACACTAGCTGAGTGTCCTATCTTAATCTTGGGAGTGGGTATTTGGATTATACCGGGATGTATTAAATCCCCCGTCTGTAGTTGTTCAGGTTTATTATTTGTCCCTACTACTAAAGGTTTCTTAAGAGTCATTACAATTTGATTGGTTGAGTTGGGGCAATTAACATTTCAGTAGTTGAAGTTGCAGTTCCCACTTCCTGTACATAGCCTGTAGCAACAGCCCCCGTTTTAAGTTTGCCGGCAGTAGCTTCGTCTAGGAAGTAAGTGTCACCCGGGGTAAGGCCCCCAGTTTGCCCCGTTACCGCATCCCATTGAGCTGTAGTTGCAACCATTATATCTTGGAAAGCAATATAACCTGAAGCTGTGGTTAGGATGGTAGCATCCATTACTAGGCCGATACAGTTGGAAGTTCCAGCGGCATTAGCTCTTGCCTTATCCATAGTCCCCGCTGCTGAGATATACACTGGGGTACAGATAATTAAAGTACCCGCATTCCCATTGATGAGTTGGTACTTGTTTACATTATCCGCTAAAGTATCCCCAGTTTGTAATTGCTCGGGTTTGTTTGTCGTACTGTTAAGTACTAGTGGTTTCTTAATTGCCATTGTTATATTCTATAAGATATATGATTCTTCTAACTCTACGAGGAGCGTGGTTGTGCCTAAAGCTCTGCCTATTACTTTGCTGAACCCCGTACTGGGGGGAGTAGCTGAAAGAGAGGTCCCATTTAGATAAATGTTCTGTCCCAAAGTCCAAGTCCAAGCCGGGTTGTGTATTTCCCCTTCTGTTATAGCTTCACCGGTAAAGGTAGCAGCAGTTGTTGTCCTTGAGATACCCAATACTTTAGGACTATGACCGACAGTAGCTGAATTAGCTCTTAAGCCATCCATTGTTACTACGGTATATATGGGTATGTTATCTTGGGCTATATATTCCACTACTTGATCTTCAGCTAGGGTAAGGTTACGCAAAGTAGCTATAACCGATATCTTGGGCTTTAGAGTAGCAACTACGGAAAGTTTGGGCTTTAAGGTTACTACTACTGATATCATGTTAATTTAATGTTTCTTGTGATTCCCTCTTCTATGTCGGTTAATTCTCCTCGAGTAATGCAATCAAATTCGTTGTCGGGAGATTCTAGGTCTTCTAAGGTTACTTTCATTTCCCACCGTAGGGTACGGCTTGGGTCTACTTTAGAAATAGCCTCATCCATAAGGTGGATCTGAAAGATACCGTTGGGAGCATCTGTGATTTCGGTAATCTGTTCGAAGTTGGTGATGCCTGGAGATTTACACCAACGAGAGATAATCTTATCCCTCTCGTAAAAGAAGACTAGGACTATCTCTATGATTGTGGTATAGTTTACAGGAACAGCATCAGCATCCTTTATTTGGAATTCGATTATCCTATCTTCACCTCTATATGTGATTTCTGGCATGGCTTATTTATCGATAAATTCTACTGAGAGGTGATGTATGTACCATTTCACTTCTTCCCCCATATCCCCAACTTTCACCTCTATGGTTACAGAAGGGTATGTATTAAGGTTGTAAGTAAAGGGGTTAAAGTAAATCCCCGTATTATCTGAAAGTGATATGGAGATCATATAATCTTCATACCTAAGATCACTGAAAAAAGTATATCCGGAATCTGGCTCTCTACCTGTACCTGTTATTTTAGTGACCCCATTAAATCGAGCAATACCCAGAGCAAGGTTTTCTAAGGTTAATTCTGTCTCTAAAGAAAGAGCTACATCTTCATAGCCGGTTAATCGGCTATAGCTATCTACAGTAGCAACTGTGGGAAATACTACTGGGTAAATTGGAGAACTAAAACCCCCCACTTGGATGCCCCCTATTAATACAGCTGCGGTGGGACATTTTACTCCAGTTGATCCGGGTTCTCCTAGGTATCTGGCTAAAGCTTTTATTTTTATCTTTTGCCCCAGAGCTGTAACGGGTAATACTAATGAAGCTGATTTGGTTATGGCATAAGTATTTACACCATACGGAGCGGGACCGTTAGTACCTGAGGCAGTAGTAGTGTTTGCATATAATACCCGAGTGGCATACTTGTTATTAATCTGTGCCTGTAGGTTGGCCATCATAACAGCAATAGTATTACCATTAGCGATTGGAGTGTTTACTCCCGTGGGTAATGTTGTAATACCATACTGAAGGAATAGCTGATCAACCGTGATCTTCTTAGTGATGGCATTGTTTACAATCGCTAAAAGATCAGCCGCATTATTTGCAGTACTTCCGGTCCAAGCGGGCAATAGGGAGATGGGTGCGTCTAAAGGCATCTTAGGTTATTATGATTTTTCCGGAGTTTTCTTGTAATAGTTTTGCTAAGTTTTCCTGCAATAGGAATGGACCATTTGGAGAGTTAGGTGAGCAACTATCTTCAGCTATAGTATCAGTTTCAATTGTATCATACTCATCGTATAGAGCCCCATCATCATAGAGTATCCCAATATCGTATTGTTTATATACTCTAGTTTCCCAAGTTAATAGGTCATGGTAGCAGTAATCGAATATATCGCAGAATTTGATAAGGTAATCTAGGTTCCTTAACTTGGCATTAATGGGTTCTAGGAAAAAGATTACCTTTAGTAAATTAGCCAAAGCAGTCTGGCTTAAAGGAGAGTATGTATTGGTTACACAGCTATCAGTTGCAGCTGAGAAGCCTATTGTGTATTCTGAGCAAGTGCAGCAGTAAGTATCATACTTGATATTAGGATCTTCATCATAAAGAAATCCCGCATCATATAGGTGATCTACACAGTCGAATTCTGTTATCCATACCCTGAATCCCAATAGGTTAAAGAAATACCAATAGGAAGGGATAGTTCCTTTAATTTTATAGATGGATACTATGTTCAGTAACAATTTCCGATATAACTCTTCCGAGTTCATTACATCGGGAGGATTGCCAAGAGTATATGCAATGTGATTCAAGAACTTGGCATCACACTGGGAAGCGTCCATCACATTATTTACTACCTCTTCTATCTTGGGGATTGCTTCTTCATCTATCTCTATCCCAAAAGTATTGATATACCTTTCAAATGTCCCTTCTCCATTTACGTCCTTGTTAGTGTCTTCTCTCTTATAATAGTGAGGGAACAGCCCAAAGAAGAACCTTTCAAAAGCGATCATATTAGATGGGAGGATTTAGTTGTTCTACTACTTGGATATTGATATCTTGTAGAGTGGTTACGGGTACTGTATAATCATCCAAGGGTATGTCCTTATTGAAAGGGTAAGTTTTGAATATCCACTGCATACCGTTAGCATAAATTCCGAATAAGATAGTCATCCGAAATGTACCCTGAGGATCTGTCCAAGGAACTCCCAGTGGGATATTACCCATAAAGATTGAATCCTTAAATACTCCCATCTTAGCGATTGAAGCTCGGTATTCTAGTTTCCATTCCGCTGTGTATTGGGAATTAGCCATTGTCCTTCTTACCCAAGATAACTGTTGGGTATGATTGTGAGGCCTTGCATAGGGGATGGAAGAGAATGCAGTTACAGTTAGGAAATCAACTCTGGGTAAATTATCTACCTTAGCCACTATATCTGATAACCTTACTTGTCGGTTTATGTTTTGGTTTTCAAAGCTTCCATATTCTAATAGAGCCGCTATTACATCAGATCCAGTTATTAATACATCAGATCTAAACTTAGCAGTTACCACCATGGTTATCTGTATGGAAGTTTCTCCTGCAGCCATGGGTACCACTTTAGTAGTAACCATCCTACGAGGTTCGAAGAAGTCTCTAACTATATTGAGTAGGGCATTGTTTGCTATACCGCCTCCTGTGGGAGCAATATAGATATCTACCGTTTTCCCACAAGAGAATTTAACCTTAGCCTTCCCAACTCCCGGACAGATCCTAGCAATATCCTCATAATCCTGATCTGTTACTGCTCTATCTAATGTCCTTATTGAAAGGGGTGCTGATACCCTGATTCTTTCCAGAGTCTCATATCCCAATCCCCCTACTGCGGGTAGTTCGTTATAAATTTGGGTTGTGGAAAGAGTGGCTGTCGGTAATACTATTGCGGGAGTAGAAGAGTTAATTGCATATTGACCTACGTTTCCGGGTGTACCTAGAGTTTCATGAAAACTAGCTACTATTTGGGCGGCATCTGGTATAGCCCCATTTAAGCCATCTCCAAATATTACCCATGCTTCCCCATCTTCTCTAACCTCTACTATAAATTTCTTTTCATCAGATAAGGCTAATCCTAATGAAGTAACCTCTGTCCAAGGTATACCGGATATTAATATATCCACACTTTCGAATACGTAGTTAAACCCTAATGAGAAGTACTGTCCGGGTGAAGTACCATCAGAGTTTCCCAGCGGTACGTTTGTTCTTACTGTAACCTGTCTTACAGGTACTGTTGCTCCGGTTTCCCCAATCCCTATAGATACTGATTGGGTATTCATAAACTGTACCCCAGCATTAGTAGTGAATACCGTGAAAGCCGGTATAGTGTAAGGAGCGTTTAGGGGTACTGGAGTTGTACCATCCGCAGTATCTATTGCTATAACAGTTAAGTCAACAGTAGCGGGAGAAGCAGCTTTAATTCGGTAATCTAGTAACTTAACTAGCCCTATCATTGATATTAACCTTCTACAGGTTTGTACAAATGACTCCTGAGCCATGTTATCTATGTAAAGATTTAACATCTCAAAACATCCCGCAACCATACTTACTATGATCACTAGGATGTTGGATTCACTTAAGTCACTTATCTCTGGAGCTCTCGTCTGTAACCTGAGGAGAAGGCTAGATTTTATCTGTTGGTAAGACCTGTCGATATAACCTACCCATGGGTTTTTATATGCCATAATTTACAGTACTAAAAGTTGAATTACTTCTGCCATCATGTCATTACTGGTAGTAACAGTTTGTCCTCTTACCTTATGCCCATGTCCCAATTTTAGTTGGAATGATTTTTCTTTTCCCTCCAATCTTATCCCATTTTCTTCTCTATACACTAGGGTAGTGTCTACTGGTAGTAATAACTCACAATATCCAGAACTGGTGTCTTCTAAAGCAAAGTGAGTTTTGCCCGGGGAGATGGTTAAATTTTTTGACATCTTATAATAATGAATAAAGGTTAGTTAACATTTCTTGGGGAGTGCCTCCCTGACTCCCGTCTACTAAGGTATTCTCAGTTAATTTTATCTTTAATCCCCCCGCAATTAACATTACATGTCCTTCTTCCGGAATAAAACTAACGGCTGATCTGGGTAAGATAAGGCAAGCAACTGTATCCCCCACCTGCATTAAGGCTAAGTGAGTAGTGGAGGTGGGTTGGATGTCGTAATTTACGGGTAAGTTTACGGGCATGGCTTAGTAAGTTATTTTTTGGTAGAAAGGAAATACAAAACTATCCTGTTGGGCAGTCTTAATTATTTCGTACGTTAAACGTATATTAATCTTGTTATCTTCCTGGTAGATTTGAGGGGGTACTAGTAATTTAATACGAGTCTCCCACTTAGTTATTGCTTCCACAATATATCTTCTTACTAGACCCGCAAGAATTAAGTCATTTGGGTCCTCCAAAAGATCTCTTACCATAGACCCATACTCGGAATTAAAATACCTAGTTCCAATCGGCCAATTTAGAATACTGATGATAGACTTTCTGATTAAGGCTATATCTGACTCTATAATTATTTTGCCGGCTACCAACTGAAAAGGAAAGGTGATACCCTTTCCTAAAATCTTATCGTTATATTCGCTCATGGTATGAATGAGGTTATGGTGTTACATAAGTTAGTGTTAACTAAATCATCGAGAGCCTGCAGTTCTTTATCCAGTTCTGTCTCATATAATAACTTATTCAGGGTATCCGGTTCATCGGGGTCGGGAGGACAAGTTACATCTACCATGACCTCAGCTGTTATAGTCCTTAAGGCATCCTGTACTAATAACTGTTGGGTATAGGTTAATTCCTCTGCCGCATATTGTGCTACCAATGGGCCCACTGTTTGGGTTAGTGAGGCTGAGGCTAATACTGTTACTTTCTTAGCCGCTTCTAATAATACTCTAGCCCTTGACATTGCTGCCCTTGCTAATTTCATGTTATCCATTAACAGCTTGGCATTGTTCATTTGCCGATCAATATCGGGATACTTGGCTTTTACTTCTGGTGTTACTCTTCGGCACCACAGTAAAGCCATATCCTCAATGGACATATTGGAGTGAAAGGTTACTCCGAATTTTAGTTTGCAGCTCATCCTATTCGTACTTTATTAGATACTCCGATCTCGGATAAATCCTGTATACCTTCGGCAAAAGGTACCTTAGAATATAATACGGGATACTGTCCTCCGAGATATATTTTGTTACCCTCTCCAGCTGTAATGTTTATCCCTGAATCAGAGATGTGAATAGTATTATTTCCCACTGTAATAGTGTGATCTGTAGATTTGTTCATTACTGTAGACCCCAGCATTTTGATCTCTCCCGTTTTATCATTAAAGGATATACCTAAACCCTTTGGAGTCCTGAACCAATAAAGATCGGGATCAGACATATCGGGGGGTATCTCGGTTAAGTTATCGGGTGTCTTTGCATGATGGCCGTATTTCCACATTGGTTTATTAGGATTACCCGCCTCAAATTCTACCATCACCATCTCTCCTTTTTGCGGTATCCAGTGCCATCCGTAATTAAATCCGGAAGGTATACCTACAGGAAAAGCCCAGTACTTGTAGGGAGTAGGGCCGTGTAGGTGGGGTATAATTAATTGCAATCTTCCCATACCTTCTGGGTCTTCTCTTTCATATACAAAGGCTCGGTATGAAGAATAATACTTCCCGAACCTTTCCATACCCCAGTAGGATAGATCTTGTATAAACCTTAAAAATGGGTTGTCCATTATTCTGCTCTTGTTAATTCACTAGGTGAAGCGGTTACTACATAAGTACCTTCCGCTTTAATTTCATTATCTGCAACTACTATATTAATTGGGCCCGGTAACTGGGCATTAGGAGTAAGGTTAGTTTTCTCATCATCTGCTCCCACTGAGTTAGAACAAAGTTCATCAAGTTCTAATCTGTACCCGCCATCTGAAGTTACTGTATGGGTACACTTCTTAATATAATAGTTTCCTGAGTATAAGTTACCTACTCCGAGGATGGTTACTACTTGCATATCTGTTACCTTGGGATCACCCAAGCAAGAGGCAGAGGCTTTTAATTTCTCTAACTCATTTTCTTGTTTTAAGTTCTCAGCTTCTAAGGCTGCAATTTCAGGATCTTCAGCAGAGTATCTATTTGAGGTTGTCGGGGTATTCTTTAAGGCTTCAGCAAGAGGACCTATTAAATGATCATAGCCTTTACCACTATCCCGTAATTCTTTTAATAACCTAGCATTCTTTTGGCTCTCTTCTATATCCGCAGTGTAGGTTGTGGAAGTAATAGTATGACCTCCCGTTAATAGGGACTTATCCAATTCCACTCTTTCCTTTATAACTGCCCCAGATTGAGCATATATCTTCCTACTCCAGATTGTTCCTACTCCTCCACCCGCTTCTGTATTCCATTTACCTGCAGTTTTAGATTCCGGCCTTAATTTGATAAGGTCTTTGTAGGCCTGTTGTGAACTATTACCACTAGCCGCACCTTCCATAAATTGGCTAGTATAGTAAGCCCCTACAACTGCAACTGATTCTAGGAATCCTAATCCCCGGATAGCATAGCTTCCCAGTTTACCTGTAGAAGTTAAAGCTCTAACCCCGATTCGTGAACCCCAACTTATTAGAGAAGCAGTACTTGCCCCTTCTACCAAAGGATTGTTAAACCAACTTAACCAACCCTCTTGGGTGTTCTCGTTTAGCTTTTCTGTAGGAGTATTCTCACTGGCTTTGTTAGTATATTGGTATTCTTTTACTTCCGAATCCCAAGCAGACATCTGAACAGAATTGGCTTCTGATTCTGTAACTTGTCCTTTATCTGATATGTGGAAGTTAAGTAGTTCTCCGCTCCCACCCCGGTATCTGTATTGTTTACTCGGCTTTTGGGATAGGTCCCGTTTAGCAACCAACAGTGTTTCGTTCCTTCCACTTAATACATAAGGCCCATTCTTTTCCTTTTTGAGCAT